CTCCCAACGTCAACGTCACCACGCGCTCAGCGGCGGTTTCGCCGCTGTGGATGCATTGCGGAATGCCGACGCCGTGGTAGGCGTTGCCTGCTAGTTCCAGGCCGCGGAGCTTTGCTACGCGGCCTTCAATTTGCGCGATCCGTTGCAGATGGCCGACGTGGTATTGCGGCATCGACGCGGGCCAGCGGGCGACCTCGGAACGCGTCGAAGCGATCGAGAAAGGCATCGGCACCGCGGAAGAGCACGCGATAATCGAATTGCACAGCCATCATGAAATGCAAGCCGTATTCAGCGACCATGACGACATCGACGAGGGCACGCTGAGTTTCCGTATCTACGTCGTGATAGGGAGCATTTTCAGCAATCCGTCGCTGCGCGCGCGGGTGGGTTTATTTGGACACTTCCTCGAGTATCCGGCCAGCGAGTTTTTCAACCTCCCCGAAGGCGTGGTTGATTGCGTGACTGTGAAAGGAGCCAATGAGCAAACGAAGCAGAAGTCGTAATCGGTGGCGAGAGCAACGGCCTGCTAATCGAAACCCGAAACCTGATCCGGCGCCGTTGAACCTCGACTTCGCGAACGCGGCGACGGTTGTAACCCCCGATTGGCAGGACGTGCAAATCATTCTGGCCGGCTGTGGCGGCATTGGCGCTTATATGGCCCAGCACGTCGGGCGATTGATGCGCGTGATTTATCAGAATGGCAAGGGGGTGAATCTCACCCTGGTCGATCCGGACAGGGTGGAGGAAAAAAACCTGGGGCGACAACTCTTTTGCGAGGCCGAAATTGGCGAGTCGAAGGCTGTGGCCCTGGCGCGGCGCTACGGCTCCGCCTGGGGGCTGAATACCATGGCCTTCGAGGGCGAGTATTCTGAGAGTGTGCTGATGGGCGACTCCGACTTAATCGTGCTCATCGGCTGTGTCGATAACGCGAAGGCGCGCGGGCTCCTGCACGAAACACTCACCCATAACCCAGAGGATCCCCGGCTCGCGCCGCCGCGTGAGTGGTGGCTGGACTCGGGGAACCTGAGAGATACCGGACGCGTGATGCTTGGCTCCGCTTACCATGCGGAACAATGCCGCGGCGCCTTCGTCGACAAAAAGAAAGTTATCTCTTTGCCCTCGCCGGCGCTGCAATACCCATCCCTGCTCATTCCCGGGCCCGACGAGGTGGCTGGAAAGGAAATGAGTTGCGCGGAACTTCAGGCCGCAAACCTGCAGAGCCTGAATATCAACGCGGCGATTGCCGTGCAGGCAGCGGACATGCTCACCAGGCTGCTCGTCACGAACGACTTAAAACGTTATCAGTGTGCCGTGAACCTCGCCTCCGGATCAGTGAAGTCCTTCTTTTGCACCCCGGAGGAGATCGCGCGCGAGATTGGGCGGCCGACCAGTTTTGTTTTACACGAGGAGTCGGCAGCGGCATGAGAATCGGCAACTGCGAATGTTGTGGCGCGGCAATCATGATGGTTTGCCACGCTAAGACCGGGAAGAAAGCGCCTATTGAGGTGCAGCCGTCCGAAGACGGAAATATCCTCGTTACCGGGAATACCTACGAAGTCGTGCCAAAAGAAGAGCGCGAGAAGGTAAGGCGGCGTGGCTTCATCCTCCGCAAGAATCATTTCGCCACTTGTGCGCACGCAAAACTTTTCGCAAAGAAAAAGCCGCCCAGCCTGGCCAACGTAGTGCATGGCCCGTGGAGATCGAGCCGATGACACCGACGCCGCCGCCGGCGGTGATGATGACTGAAGAGCAGCTCGCGGAAAATGTCCGCTCAGCGTGCGCGGTTTTCGGCTGGCGGTTTCTCTGGCTGCGTAAAACCTATGATTCATCGGCCGGCATTCTCGATCTGGTTTTGATCCCGCTGCGGCTGACCGGGCGGCGCCACGTTCTGCACCGGGAGCTGAAAGGTTACGACCGAAACGGCCGTCTGGGCGCGCTGACCGCCGAGCAGTCGGAAACAATTCAGGAGATAAACGCGGCGGGCGGCGATGCGCGTAAGTGGGAGCCCGCTGACTGGCACAGCGGAACAATAATCGACGAACTGAAGTGACTTATCCGTCCCCGAATGAGGAGCGCGCGCCGAGTGGCCATAAGCGGCGCAGTGATAGCGGCACGGTGTACCGCGACCGTCGCCGCTCGCCGGCGGATAAAGAGGCAGCGCAACTAGCGCGCGAGCTCGGGCGACTGGCTGAAGAGTTCTCACGTTTTCGCGCCGCGCTGTTCCGCCTACAGCATCACGTACTGGTGCAGGTGCGTTCAACCGGCTGGAAATGCCAGACAGTGCTATCGCACATCCGCGCCGAGCCCGTGCTGGTTGAGGAGATTGTCGAAGACACAGATCTCGACAAACAGAGTGTCCATGAAGCGCTCGAGATCCTGGCCGGAAAAAGAGCTGCGGAACGATGCAACCGTGATGGTGGGAATATCACCATCCGGCGCGATGGCAAGCCCGCGGAACGAGTCTACTGGAGGAGGATATGAAACCAAAACTAACTGAGAGCGGTTTCCAGGCCGCTGCCGATACCCTCGGGGTGGAAGTGGCGGCCATCAAGGCCGTGACGCGCGTGGAAGCGCCGCAAGGAGGCTTTTTGCCGGATGGCCGGGTACGCATCCTGTTTGAGCGGCACAAGTTCTTTAAGTTCACCGGGGGCCGATTCGCAGCGTTGCATCCCGATATCTGCAACCGGAAAGCCGGCGGCTACAGTAAGACCGGCCAGGGCGAGTACGGGCGATTCACCCGGGCATTCAGGCTTGATCCCAAGGCCGCGATGATGTCTGCGAGCTGGGGCAAGTTTCAGATCATGGGCTTCAACTTTTGGGCCGCCGGCTTCATCAGTGTCGATGAGTTTGTCTCTGCGATGAAACTGTCGGAGGACGCGCAGTTGAAAGCGTTCGTCAATGTGATTCGCGCCTGGAGTCTCGATGATGAATTGCAACGACACGACTGGCCTGGCTTTGCCAGGCTCTATAACGGAGCCGGCTATCGCAAGAACAGTTACGACGTGAAGATGGCGGCGGCCTATCGCGACTACAAGCGCGAAGAAGGCGGAAGTGCGACAACTGCAAATGAGCCGGCTAATAACGCAATCGGTGATTCCATCGTTGGAGATTTGGACGTTGCAGATATCGAGGAAGCCGACGAACAGATCGCTGAGTCAGAGGCAGAAGAAGTCCCAACAGCTAAGCCGGCCGACAAGGAGGCGGTGACTATGATCTCCGCGATCCCGCCTTTGACTCCGCACATACCTAATTGGGTGAAGCGACTGGTGACCTGGGGCGCCACATTGAATGTGGGGGCTCTCGGAGGCGCCTTCGTCTTTTTGCGAGACAATCCGCAAACGCTGGCCACAGTCCTGAATATCATCAAATGGACCGTCATTGCTCTCGGAGGCGCCGGGCTACTCGTGCTAGTCGGGTTGTTTGCACTGAAGCTGTACTACGCGAAGTTGGCAAACGATTTGAACCGCGAGCGGCTCCGGAACTACGGGAACCGTGACACCGAGAATGTGGATTTTAGTGGATGGAAAGGCGTCGAGGCTGGCGCCCAGCCAAAGACGTAATGTTCAAAGCAAAATTAACCGCAAAGTTCTCCGGTCGCAAGGAACTCAACAAGCAGACCGCGTTTGCGCTGGCCTCGAGCCTGACCTTTGTCGCCAAGGAAATTCAAGCCGAAACCATTAAGGCGCTTGACAAGGGCCAGGGGGGCGCGTTCGAGATCCGGACGAATTGGACCAAGCCGTCCAATGTATTCGGCATTCGGATTAAGCCGGCGACGAAACAGAGCCTGATGGCTGTGATTGGCACTGCGGCTGATTGGCTGGAAAAATTTGTGCGCGAACCAGCCGGCTCAATTGTGATCAAACTTCCGCGCGGCGAGTTCATCGCCGTACCCACCTCCAACGTGCGCCGGACCAAGCGAGACATCATCCGAGCTTCGCAAAGACCGGCAGCGTTACGTGGAAAGCGCGACGTCGTACTCCCGTTGAAGTCAGGTAAAGGCATGGTGCTTTTTCAGCGGAAGGGCAAAGGTGAGCGTGGCAACCTGATAGCGCTATACATCCTGGTTCCACGCGCGCAGGTCCGCGCGCGCGATGTTTTATTCGGGCCGGCGAAGCGGGTCTTCGAAAAGCGGTTTCCCAGGATTTATGAACAGCAACTGAAGAAAGCTTTCGCGCCTCGATGAGGGCAATAAGACAATGCAAGGACCTATCCTGAAAAAATTCACGACTGAACCGGGCAAAGGGCCAGGCCAGAGCCTGGGCGATCTCATTTTGGAATTGGATTACGCGGGGCTTTTGGCGGTCGTCCAGGATATTGAACGGCAGATGCGCTACGGGAAAATCGCGAATGCCCCGTTCAGCGTCGACTTTTCTGACGTCGGGTTTACGGGCGTTTCCGAACTATTTCGCGTGGTGGTAGTAACAGCGGTTTGCCCTCTTACAGAGAAGAAGGATATACCCGAGTGCGTTAGAGAGGCAATCATAGAAGTCTTCAAACAGAAACAGAAACGGAAATAATGAAGCGGAATTCTAAACGTGGGTGGAAAAACCGGATCGTCGGCCACGGCGAGAAACCGGCTAATCAATTCCTTTTCAACCCGCTGAACTACCGCCGGCATCCGGAAGAGCAGCGCGCGGCCGTGCGCAAGATGCTGGGCCATGTGGGCTGGGTCACGGAAGTGATCCAGAACGTGCGCACCGGCAATCTCATTGATGGCCAGGCGCGCATTGAAGAGGCGCTGCGACAGGACCCCGATCAGCTCATTCCCTACACCGACGTCGATCTCTCGCCCGCGGAAGAAAAAGCAGTGCTGGCCACGCTCGATCCAATGACCGGCCTGGCTGAGACTGACCCGGCCACACTGGACCTGCTGCTGACAGAAACGATTGCGGAAATGCCGACGCTCGAGGAATTGCTGCAATCACTGCACAATGAGGAGCCTCCGGAACCACCGAAGTCGCGCACGGTCGAATTCGCGGAACACATCCGCATCGTCATCGAGTGTAAGAGCAAGCGCCAGCAGGCCAAGCTCTTAAAACGTTTTGAGGCGGAGGGATTGGAGGTGCGCGCAACATAATGCACGACTGCGACTTATGTGACGAAGCCTGCGATTGCGATATGGAAGATCACTATCAACCGCAACCGGCGGACTGCACACACGTTTGCGACGACCGCGACGATGACGGTGACGATGATGACAACCGCCTCTACATCTAAATCTAAAGCCCTAAAACAAAAAACGGGGACAGCCCGGCAACCAACACAAGCTTCACTGGCTGACTGGGCCGCTGACCAAGCCAAGGTCGCAAATATCTCGGAACTGCATCGGGCCACCGGCATTGATCGCGCTACCATTGTCAAGCGGCTGAACGCGGCCGGCGTCAAGCCGAAATACAAACGCGCGAAGGAAACGTTTTATGACCAGACTGAAGCCAGCGAGGTGCTATCGCGCGGCCCCCGGGATACCACGGCGCCGCTAACGCACGCGCGCACGCAGAAGACGACGGCGGAAGCCGCGCGAATCGTTTTGAAACTCCAGCGAGAGCGCGGCGAGCTGGCCTCGCGCGCTGAGTTCCGCGAGGAGGCCTACAACCTGGTGAAAGCCCTGCACACGCGCTTTACCAGGTACGCGCGCGAGGCGCGCAGCCGCCTGGCGAAGATCAAGAGCCCAGCCGAGATTGAACGGACAATGTCAACGGACGTGGCGCTCATCTTCGACGACTTGAAGCGAGATTACCCGAACATCTTTTGAAAGGGGAGACCAATGATTGACCAGGACATTGATTCGCGGTGCGACCGCGAGCTTCATGAAAAGTTTCTCAAGTCATATCGAGAGCACTTGAAGCAGGCCATGACCTGGCCGCCGATGGATCTCTACGAACTGTTCTATCGAGCCGGGCGCGCTGATGCCGTCACAGAAGTGTTTGCGAGCCTGGAGCAGACACGATCGGGGCGATGACCTCTCCAGCCATTCAGGAAATCTTTCAGGAGGCAATCCGCGCCGCTATTCCCGACGCACTCCTCACGCCCAGCGAGTGGGCAAGCACATACCGTTATGTTTCCCAAGGACCGCTGCGCGGGCAAAAGTGGTCCATGGATCCAGTCCCCTATCTAACCGAACCGCTCAACTGCGTTACTGATTCGCGCGTGCGCACGATCGTCTTTTGGTCGGCCTCGCGCGTCGGCAAAACGGAAGGGCTGCTGCTGAATGCCGCGGGTTACTTTATGCACATCGACCCGGGCCCCTTTATGAATCTGCGCCCGACGCTTGACGATGCGAAGCTTTTCAGCCGCGAGCGCTTCAGCGCGCTCGTTGAGGAAACACCGGTGCTGCGCGATCTAATGGAAGAGCCGCGCACGCGCGACAGCGACAACACGATGCTCTATAAAAAGTTCCTGGGCGGATACGCATTCTTTGCCGGCGCCAATTCCCCTACCGGCCTGCGCGCCCAGGACTTTCAACGGCTGCTCGCAGACGAGATCGACGACTATCCGCTCAACGCCGGTGGCATGGGAGACCCGCTCGATCTCGCGAACGTCCGGTTGCGCAACTTCGAAAAGGAAGGCCTCGCGCTGTCGATCTACACATCGAGTCCCACGGTCAAGGGCCGGTCGCGGATTGAGACGGCTTACAACGACTCGGATCAACGCCGCCTGTATGTTCCCTGCCTCGGCTGTGGCGAGATGCAGGAGCTGGTCTGGTCATCAATTGTCTGGAGCGAGCTGGGACGGGAACCAAAGGATGCCTGCTTCCGCTGTCCTTTCTGCCGCCACATCGGTGAGGAGGAAGAGAAGGCGGAGATGATCGCCAACTGGGAATGGCGCGCGCATGCGGAATTCAAGGGCACAGCCGGCTTCAAGTTGTTGGGCACATACTCGCCCTGGATCACCTGGGGCGGCATGGCGGAAGAGCTAACAAGGGCCGTGCGCGCCAAGTCCTACGAGAAGTACCAGGTCTGGTGTAACTCGACGCTGGGCGAGCTGTGGGAAGAGGGAGAAGGCCTCGAGGAAGAGGAAATATCTTTTCATCGCGAAGAGTATGCGGCCCCGGTACCCAGAGGCGTCGTGCTGCTTACCTTTGGGGCTGACACACATCCGGATCGCATCGAGGTGGAAGTACTCGGCTGGGGGCTCGAGGATGAAACGTGGTCCATCGAGTACCGGGTTTTCTACGGCAACCCGAATCAGTACCCTTCGGCCGTCTGGGAGGATTTCGAGGACTTTCTGTTGACGCGGTGGCAGCACGAGCTCGGCGTCGAAATGACCATCACTGCCGGCGGGATCGACACGGCGGGCGGCTGCACCGACGGGGTCTATAAATTTTGCAAAGCCAATCAGAGCCGCCGCTGGTGGGCAATCATCGGCGCCTCGAAACCCGGGAAGCCGATCGCGCCGAAGAAGCCGAGCATTGTGGGCCCTGTGCGCACGAAACTCTTCACGGTGGGCACGGAGGCCGCGAAGGACAAAGCGGCCGCGGCGCTGCGAGTGATCGAGCCAGGCGCGAGCCGCTGCCATTTCCCGATCACCTATGAGGATACTTACTTTCGCCAATTCACCGCGGAGCGCCGCGTGCCGAGCGTACACCTCGGGTTCCACGTCTGGCGCTGGGTAAAGATCAAGGCCGGCACGCGCAACGAGGCATGGGATTGCCGGGTATATAATATTTTCGCGCGGGAAAACCTGAAGCCAAATCTCGAGCGGCTGACAGAGCGGCTCATGGAGCGCGTCGCCGCGGCTGAAGAAAAGAAGCGCCAGGAGAAGGAAGCAGGAAGCAGCAAGAGCACAGACGATAAGGGCGGGGATCGCGCGACCCCGACTGCCAATCCCCGGCAACCGTCCAGAACTACATTCCGCATACCGCGCCGGCGCGGCGGATTCGTTAAGCGATGGTGACTCAAAACGTTCTAAGTGATAACTACCCTGATCGGCTGGACGCCGATACCAAAGAGAGTCTCGATCACCGCTGGCTGAGGGCGCACCAATACTCGACACGAGCGGGATACAAGCCGCGCGCCACACCGGCGCGGACTTTGTTTGGCTTATTCATGTATCTAATGCGGCGAGTGTTTCAGTGAGTCGAGCCGACGACCAATACATTCAATTCAATCCTTTCGATGAAGGGAAGGGCGATCTACGGATCGAGTGTCGAAGGGTGAAAATCGTTACCACTCGGAAGCCCCAACTCTGCATGGCCAGCTATCTTGTGCCGCCTGACTACGCGGAGCACTCAATACCGGCCAATTCACGGGCTTATAAAGAGAGCGCAAAAGTAGACGGACAATTTGGATACTGCTACTCGTGCCTGCCTTGCCTTGACGGGCTATTGGACGCTCTAGAAACATGAGCTGCGCGCCATGAAAGGAAAAGCTGCAAACGCTTCAGTTCCGCCACCCTCCGCCCAGCCAGGCCGGATGCTTCGCCTATCATGCCTGAGAGGAACACCACATGGCTGCTTATAATAAATTCAACGCCTTTGTCGAGCATCGGGCCGAAAAGGTTCACGACCTGGGCGCTGATGCTCTGACGATTGCCCTGTGTGCAGCCGCTAACGCTCCGGTTGCCGCCAACAGCGTGCTCGCCGATCTTACTGAGATCAACTATACGAACCTTTCCAGTCGCGTGCTGACCATTTCGTCAAGCGTGCAGACCGGCGGCCTGTACAAACTTGTGATTGCCGATCTTATCCTGACCGCCTCGGGAGGTTCTGTGGGGCCGTTTCGATACGTTATCATCTACAACAATACTCCCACGTCGCCGCCGGATCCCTTGGTCGCGTGGTTTGACTACGGGTCGGACCTGACATTGCTGGACGGTGAAACGTTAACCCTGGATTTCGACGGCACTAACGGACTGCTTACTGACCAGTGACCTAAAAAGAGAGGCGAATCATGGCTGAACCCATTGAAGAGATTGCCGTAAGTTTAGCGAAGGCGCGCCATGACTATCAGGCGGCGGTCGCAATGAAGCCCATTGCGGAGGCAGCGGCGCTGGCCGACAAGGTGCGAGACTTAACGCAACGGCTTTCAAGCGCTATCGTGAGGGGCGCGAACGCCTGCCCTGATTGTGAAAACCTGCCAGTCGGAATTCAACAACCAGCCGTCATACGCGGCCAGCATGTAAGCACTTTCGAGGTTGGATGCGTCGTATGCCACGATCACCGGGCGTTTGGGTTAACGCTGGACGATGCGGTCGCTAACTGGAATGCGAGTAAGTACCTTCCTCGTAAAGCCTCGTAAAGGCTGGATGCACTGGCACATGCGCAAGGGCCGGCACTGGATGGTGCAATGGGGCTGGCCAATCTTTTTCTCTCTGGGCCTTCACGTCGATCCGCGTATTTGGTACGTTGATTTGCACGTTATTGCGACGATCCTGACGTTTGGGAATCTTGATGCGGTGGACTACGACTTCAAAGCCTGGAACTCGTCGCGGAGCGTAGATGCCGGCAATACAATTTCCAACCGCTAACGCCGCATACTCAGGCGGCGGTCTCACTAACCCCGACAATGGCCACGCTGATGACGGCAACTATGCGACCTGCGCGCCCGCAAAAAACTCCTCAACAGGGTCTACGTATTCAACCTTCGGGCTCGATTCCCTCATTCCTTCAGACGCGACCGTTCAGCAGGTACGGCTGATCTACGAGTACAAAGTCAGCGTCAACACTTCGATCGCCACCGCGCGAGTACGCGCCCGGGTCGGCGGGGTTGACGAAGAAGCTCACGACAACACTGTGGAACCACTCACCGATACAGTGGTCAGCGTGGACGTGACAGCGGATCGCGCCTGGACTCGTAACGACTTGCTGGACGCAAACTTCGCCGCCGTCTTTGAAGGCGTCCGGGGCAACAGCAGCACAGCGGTAACCTTCTCGCTTGACTACCTCAAGGTGGAGGTCACCTACACGCGCGCGCTGGCTCTGGCAAGCGGATCGTTTACAGTCACGGGGCAGGCGACGGGGCTTAAAGCAACTCGCCGGCTGGCACTTGCTACCGGCGCCTACACTCTTGCGGGCCAGGCTGTCGGACTCGAAGCCAGTGGCGGGCTCTTCGATGGTTTAACGGCAGCATGGCGGTTGGAAGAAACATCAGGAACGCGGATTGATGCAACCGGGCGAGGTCACGATCTTACAGACAACAACACCGTCACTCAAGCAGCCGGCAAGGTAGGAAACGCGGCGCAGTTTACGCGCGCGAATTCAGAGTCGTTGTCCACCGCGGATCACGCTGATCTATCCGGAGCCGGGGACTTCACACTTGCGGCATGGGTTCGGTTGGACAGTAAATCCAACACGATGTTTATTATCGCCAAGGCTGATGACAGCCTTTTTGTCTACGAGTACGAATTCCAGTATCACCAACCTAGTGACAGATTCTCGTTCGTAGTCGGCGACACGGCTGATCCGCAGAACATCGGATTCGTAAATGCCGACACACCTAGTCCTGTCGCTATTGACACATGGTATTTAATTATTTGCTGGCACGACTCGGTGAACGATCAGTTAGGTATTCAGGTTAGCACGGAAGGTGCGGAGGGAACTGTCTACACTACTGGTTACGCTGATGGGGTTAAGGACACTGCGCAAGGGTTGCGCCTGGGCGCTGACAACCAGCCTAACTGGTTTTTTGACGGACGGATTGACGCACCGCATTTCTGGCCGCGAGTTCTCACGGCCAGCCAGAGATCACTGCTATGGAACGACGGGGCTGGGCTAGAGTTCAGCAGCGTCGGCTCAACGCTGGCTTTAAGCCCAAGCGCCTACACTCTCACGGGCCAGGCTACAGGGCTCAGAGCCGCAAGAAAGCTCACGGCAGCGAGCGGAGGCCACACCCTAACCGGGCAGGCCATCGAACTGCGCAAAGGCTACCATCTGGCGATGGATGCAGGCAGTTACGCGGTATCCGGGCAGGCTGTCGGCCTGAAAGCGGCGCGCACACTAACGACGCAGACCGGGGTTTACTCCGCGACCGGGAACGTAACCGGACTTCAGGTTGATCGTCACCTCGCAGCCGCCGCAGGAACATACTCACTCACTGGTAATACTGTTGAGTTGCAGCCCAGCGCAACGACTTACACACTGGCAACAGGTACGGGTGTCTTCACCTTGATGGGCCAACCGGCAGGATTGCCGCTCACGCGGCGCCTCCCAACGGAAACGGGCGCTTACATCGTTGCCGGGCAATCCTTGGGGGTCGAAGCAGGGCGCAGGCTCTCTTTGGGGTCCGGAGACTACTTTCTCACCGGGCAGTCAATCAATCTCAAAGCTGAGCGGCGGCTGACCGTCATAAATGGGATATACGGTCTCACGGGAAATCCGGCTGGAGTACATCATGGCCGCACACTCAGTGCGGCTCCCGCTGTATTCGCCTTGACTGGCCAAGCCATAAACCTGTTGGCGGGGCAGGTGATTGCCGCTGAGTTCGGCGGGTTCGGCCTGACTGGTAATGATGTGAGCTTCTCGCTCGGAACGGCGGCGCCGGTCCTTACTGCCGGGCCGGGCGTGTTCGCGTTTGCTGGCCACCCACTCACAGTACAACTCAGAGGGATGCGCTCGCTGCCCGCCGAAGTGAAACATGTCGGCGCCGACTCAGGCGTGACGGCAATATCCCCATCTTCCGCCACCCTCCGAATAGGCTCTGACCCCGCGGAGTATAAAATCCGCGTCCGATGAGCGAGATCGAAGTCAAAGACCCTGAGGCAACCCGCACTTACACTGTCGATTGGACGGACTATCTGATCTCGCTGGGCACCGGCATAACGCTCGTTGCATCCGAATGGGCTGTGCCCGAGGGCATCACGCAGGAGGGTGACGCCATACACACTGACACTGCCGCGAAGATTAAGTTAAGCGGCGGCAGTCGGAACACGGACTACACCCTCTACAACAAGATTACAACTTCCGGAGGCGACGTCGATCGCCGCGCGCTGGTGATTCAGGTGCGCGACGCGGCAACATTCACGGAAACCTCCGATGCGGAGACGCAGCTCGCGGCCGTGCGGCTGGCGCTGGGGAAAGTGTCGAGCAAAAACACGCTGGAGTATCAGATTGCCGGCCGTATGAAGCGCCAGCACTCGATCCCTGATCTGCTTGCGCTTGAAAGTTCTCTAATCCGCCAAGTCAACCGCGAGCGTCGTGCCACGCGCATGCGGGAAGGCAAACCGCTGTTCACGAGCGTGGCCATGCGCTTCAAATGAGCAAAGAACGCAACCGCCGCCGTTCATGGTGGGCTGCGGCCCGCCTTGCCTTTCGTCTCTTCCGCCAAGAGCTAAGGGGTGGAACAGAAGGCACGGCAGGGACACGCGCCTACAAAGTAGCTCAACTCGACCGTCTCACAGCGAACTGGCCCACTACGCCAATTTCCGTCAACCGGGAACTGCGCCAGGACTTGCGCGCTATACGCAACCGGATCCGCATCCTCGCCCAGAATGATGACTTCATCAAAAAGTATCTCTCCATGTCGGCCAGCAACATCGCCGGCTGGAACGGTTTTAAGCTCCAACTCAGCATGTCTGACTGGATCGATGGTGAGGCGTCAGGCGAAGCCCAGAAGATTCACGACGAGCAGATCCTCAAGGAAGTGAAGGCCGCATTCGAGGAGTGGTCGCATATGGAATGCGCCTCTGCTTCCGGCAAACTGTCATGGGTGGACCAGCAGCGGTTGTTTCCGCGCACGATCAAACGCGATGGTGAGGTACTGGTGCGTAAGATGGTCGGGGACAACGCCTTCGCCTTCACCCTGAAATTTATCGACGTAGCATGGCTCGATGAGACGTACAACATGAGCCTGCCAAACGGCAACCGGATCATCATGAGCGTCGAGGTCGACAAGAACGATCGCCCGGTAGCCTATTGGCTGACAATGCCATCGTCGGAATATCTATGGAACGCCAAACCTCCCAATGCCCCATTCAGGCAACGGGTTCCGGCTAGTGAGTTCATCCACGCCTTCTACGTGCTCAACGACGACAGCCAAGCGCGCGGGGAACCGCCGGCACACACGGCGGCGATGAGCCTGAGAGTGTTAGACGACTACGAATATGCCGAATTGACCGGCTCCTACGTCGACGCCTGCAACCTGCCTTACCTGGTTCCACCTAAAGACGAAGAAGATAGTTACCCGACCGATAAAGGAACCGAAGGGGAAGTGATTCCCCAGCCAGTTGAGGAACAGGTAGAACCGGCGATTCAAAAAATCCTGCCGGCCGGCTGGGATGTGAAGGCTTTCACCCCCGGCCATCCGAACGCAAACTACGCGGCGTTCGCAAAAGCCGTATTGCGGCGCGCCGCTTCCGGCCTCGAGGTAGCTTACTACTCGCTGGCCAACGATCTCGAGGGAGCAAACTACTCGTCGATGAAGGCGGGCCAGCAGGAAGAGCGAGCGGTCTGGCGTTACGATCAGAACTTCGAGATCGAGCACTTTAACCGAGTCGTATTCAGTGGGCCGGGTCTTAACTTCCTGGGCCAGGCATGGCTGGTTGGAAAGATCAACTGCTCGCCAGCAGACCTGAAACGCATACGCGCCACCTGGGGGCCGCGCGGCTGGCCTTCAATCGAACCCCTGAAAGAGATTCAGGCCACCATCCTTGCAATAAACAACTTCCTCGATTCCCACATTGACGATGCGGCTGAACGCGGCGAGGAGTGGGAGGACATAGTCACAAAAGTGGCCCGCGCCTATAAACTAATCGAAAAGCTGGGACTCAAGCCGGGTATGCCTGACACTAAAAAACCGGTAGAGACTGATGATGCTGAAGACGCGCAGGAAAACGAGAACGAGGAGGAGAACGAGAATCCAGCCGACGATACCAGTCGGGTACTGCCCAATCTTCAGATCGCCTGATCCCCGCACTCTTAAAACGTTTTAAGACATGGCTTCCGCCACCATCCAACCAGCCTCGACCTGGGCCTGTGCTAACTTCCCGCACCTATGGCTACCTCGTCCAGGTCCAACGGCCACGGCAAAGGCGAAGTGCATTCGTGTCAGGACCTCATTGGCCGCCGTTCGCATCTCGATATCACGTTCGAAATTGAAAACCGCGAAGCGGCGATCGATGTTGAAAACCGCACGGTTGAAATGTCGATCCTTTCGGATCAACCAATCCGCCAATGGTGGTTTGGTCGCGTAATTCTGGACCACAAGCGAACATCGGTTCGCATGGATCGAATGAAAGCCGGCGCCCCACTGCTGTTGAATCACAACATCAACCAGCAGATAGGCGTGCTGGAGAATGTCCGGATCGAGAATGGCAAGACGCGGGCAACGGCACGGTTTTCCAAAAGCGCATTAGCCGAAGAGATCTTCCAGGACGTGCGCGACGGGATCCGGCGTAACACGTCGGGTGGCTTCATCGTTCACGAGATCAAGCTGGAAAAACGCAAGGATGGTGAGGAAGACACCTATCGAGCCCTTGATTGGGAGCCATTTGAAGGCTCAGTCGCCTCCATTCCGGCTGATATTACAGTCGGCTCCGATGGCCGGCGCGCGTTAAGAACGGCCCGCTCTGACGATGACGATGACGATGAGAATGAAGACGGGGAGAGGGACGAGGAGAGCGAAGAGGAAGACGACGAGCGTAGTGAGGAGTACGAGGAAGACGAGGACAAAAACGAAAATAAGGAGCGCGCCAGACGGCCGAAAACTTTAACCACCAGGAGCAAATCAATGGCTAAGGCTAAGGAAGACACCCCGAACACGGAAAAGACGCCTACCGCGGCGGAGCTGCTGCAGTTACGTATCACGGAGTTCACTGATACAGCCGCCATGTTCGGAGACACGGATGTTCAAAAGTCGGCGTTCCGGACGTTGGCCCACACACTGGCGCTCGACGACGCTAAGACGCTCGACGACTTAAAGCGGAGCATTCTCGAACAATTGAAAACTACGCAGACTGATCTCCAAACCGAGGACCCGCAGCGTCAGGCGAGCCGGCAGGCTGGAGTAAGCAATATCGAGCCGGCATTTGTCTCCGTGCCCAAAAACTTCCGCGGCGCGAGCACTGAAGAAAAGGCGCGTAAAGCCTTTCGGTTTGCACAATGGGGCATCGCGACGCTGACTTTCGGGAATTCCCGGAGTCTTAGCCCGCTGCAGGCAAGAGCGCAACGGTACTGCGCCGATAACGGGATCCTGATCGAGCAGACGCAAACGCAAACACGCGGCCAACTCGGAAAGATCAACGAGGCGGGTGGCTATGTTGTGCCCCACGAATTTGGGAACGATCTGATTGCGCTGTTCGAGGACTTCGGCGTCTTCCGTCGTAACGCCAAAATCGTTCCGATGGCCAGTGACTCGCGTAGCGACCCGCGCCGTGACGGCGGAATGGAAGCCTTCTGGGAAGACGAGGCTGAGCAGCTTGAGGAGTCCGAGAAGAAGTGGGGCTTGGTGGGCCTGAAGGCAAAGAAGCTTACTGCTCTTGGCCGCTTCTCCGCAGAGGTCAATGAAGACTCGATGGTCAACTTCGGTGATGACCTGGCGGGCGAAATTGCCTATGCCTTTACCTTTAAAGAGGACCGCGCCGGGTTCCTGGGTGGAGCCACCAAGACGGACGGTGGAATCACTGGAGTTTGTCCGAAGCTGAAAAGTCTGAAGTTAGCCAATGGCAGCTCGGCGACGATCGCGCAGACGGCCGGCCTAACGGTCGCAACCGGCACTGGCAGCTACGATGGAATCCTGCTGAAGGACTTCAGTCGAACAAAGGCAAAGCTCCCGGCCTATGCGTTGGCGCGCGGGCCGAAGTGGTACATGCACCAGTCGTTCTTCTCAGAAATCGTTGAATCGCTGATACTCGCTTCAGGCGGCATCACGGCTGATATGATTGCTGCCGGCGTCCCACTGCGTGTGGTTGGCTACCCGGTAGAGGTCACACAAGTAATGCCATTCAATTGGGAGACGAACCAAATCGTTGCCTTGTTTGGCGTCCTGATGATGGCCGCCCGGCTTGGCGATCGCCGGTCTCCAACGATCGCGCTCTCCGAGCATGTCAGGTTTATGACCGAGGAAATTGTTATCCGTGGCACGGAGAGACTCGACATTAACGTGCACGACGTCGGTAATGCCGCCGCATCCGCCGCCGATCGCGTCCCTGGGCCAATAGTCGGATTGATTACGGCCAGCAGCTAAATCCCTTTTCGCAAGGAGAAGCAAGGAGAAGCAAGGAGAACAATCATGCGCATGGCTTTGACTCAAAAGTTCATTAACGTCACCCCGCCGGCGGCGATCAACGATAACACCGCTTTCACGACCGGCGCGGTGGACATGCAGGGCTGGCGACACGCCACGTTTCTCATCATTCTGGGCGCCACGGATATTGCCGTTGCTGCCCTGAAGCTGACCGAGTCTGAAGCGTCCGACATGACCGGCGCCACGGACGTGCCCGGCGCGGACTTCTCTGTTGCCCCGGCCACTCTACCGGCTGACACTGACGACAACACAATCTTTGCGATTCACTGCCGCTCTCTCGGCAAGCGAAAGCGCTATCTCGATCTGTCATTCACGGCCGGCAATGGCACCCTGGGGACTTTTGCCAGCGTGATTGCCGTCCTTTCCGATCCGGAAATCTTTCCGGTATCAGCGGCCGATCGCGGCCTGGCGGCAGAGTTGACGGTCTAAAGGGAGCGCGCCGGTGATTGAGACAGAAGATGATCTGCGAGATCTCTTCGACACCGAAGACGGTTTTGCCGTCATTGCCCGGGTAACCGGGCCCGATGATTTCGACCTTAGCCTGCCGGTCATCGTTAACGATGGCACACAGGCGGTCGATGTCTATGGCGACACGAACGTGGAAGCGTCGCAAGTAGACTTTTTGGCAATGGATGTTGATATCGTCGGGGTACAAACGGGAATGGCAGTCAGCTTCCCGCAAGTCGACTCAGCAGATCCGGTTCACCGGCGATTGATCGGCAAAACGTTTATTGTTAAACGCATCGCCGCAGCAGAGCCAGGAACCAGCACAATTTTTCTAAAGGAGTAAAACCAAAACCATGAGTTATTCCGTTTCATTTATTGGCACGCCCGAGGCCATCAAGCGCGCACTCGATAAGACCAGCGCCGAGATGCAGGGTCAAAGCAAGGCCGAGTTCGATGCCGTAAAGCCTGCGTTAGAGATAATCCTGGACCAGCAGGTAAACAATGGCGTCATACAACTCATTGCCAATGGCCACGCGAGCTTTACGGTAGGAGAGGGCGTTAATCCTGAAAAGACGTACGGGACGTGCCACGTCGAAGTGAAAGCGCTTGGAGACCTACTCGTAGAGTAGGAGGGCACGCCTCCGATGCCTCCGGTTCCCCAGCGCCAGAAAATTGTCAACGAGTACAAGCTGCGTCTGGCGGCTATTAGCACAGAGACGCCGCCACTCGAAGACGGCTTTACGTACCAAACAAATCTTGGCGCGCAGCCGATTGACGAGTGGCCCACGGTCTATCAGGAATCCGAACTCGGCGAGGGGCGCCTGGGCATTTGCGATCTAACGATGAGCAAACCACAGGAGCATCGCGACGAGAAGCTGGTAACGGCAGAGATGCCAATGCAGGTCCGGATCTTTCATAAGCAGTCCGCCACCCCCGCCGAGTTGCGCGTGATGATTGGAGACGTCGAGCGCGCGCTGATTACTGATCCGGAGACGGGCAAACCTGATCCTCAACTTGGCAATCTCCTGGTTGACATGCACAGCGACGAGGCAGGGTTCATCGTGCCAAAGGATTCTTTTCAGATCGACGGCGCGGCGATTGGGTGGAAGGTCTATTTCCTGACGGCGCCTTTTGATGCGTACGTCCCAACCTGATTTTCGGAGGGCTTTCAACAATGTTCCCAGATTATTTCATTGGCGCCGGCGACGCGAAAGTCGCTCCCATTGACGCTGACGGCAATCCGACTGTGTTTCGGGATTGCGGCGAGGTAACCGTTGCCGAACTTGAGCCGACGGTAGAGTTTGCCGACAACTTTGCGACCGGCAAAGACGACGCAAACCTCCAGGACCTTCACGTGCCGCTGAAAAAGCAGATGGCCGTGATGCTCACGTTCAAGGAGCGCACGGCAAAGAACCTCGAGCTGGCGCTGTATGGCGAGCACACGACAGTGAACGCGGCGACTTTTAGCGCTGTGACTCCGTTCGCCGCGGGGCTCGTCGCCGGGAACATCAGCCTCTTGCCTGGCCGGCACACGGGGATCTCGGCGCTCGACATGGAGGACTCGACTGGCGTGCCCGTCCCTCTGGTTGAAGCCACACACTACAAACTCAACGCCGATGCGGGAATGATCGAGTGGCTAAGCTTCGCGGGGCTGACGCAGCCGATCATCGTCAACAGCTATGCCTTTGTCGAAGCGCAAGTGGTCAAGCTGCTCTCGAAGACGCCGCCGGAAATCTGTGTGTTGCTCGATCTGCAGAACCTGGCCGTAGCCGGCCAGCGCGCCCGGGCCATTATCGATCGAGTGCAATTTGCGCCGGCGACTAAAGTCTCACTGAAGAGTGGCAGCGCCTCGGGCACCGCCACTGAAGCGGACACATACGAGATGCGCGGCGTCGCCCTGATAATCCCAGGCAAGGGTGATTACGGCGATTATCGCGCCTACTAAAACCAGGGTGTTTTGGCTCTCTCAATTCCTGACCTATACGCGCCGACGCTGGGCTTATGCGATCGGGGAGATCGTGTCAATCAGCGTCTTTGCGTTTTGCTTTTCAGTGCTCTTTATCGAGGGTGGCTTTCGTTGGGGGCGATCTGATCCGGGGATGGCTCGAGTCACCGCAGCATGTTTCATGGCTCTCAGTGCCGGGATGTTTATTTTTTCCGTATGCTTCAAGAAACTCGACTCGGATGACCAATGAATGGCCGAGCCAACGCCCAGAGAACATCTCCAGCCGACCGACATTCTTTGCCTGGTCGCCATGGTTTTGATTGCAGGGTTGTACGGCCTCACGCGCGAACCGGATCTAAAGCAGGCGATGCTCGGGCTTGTGCTTTTTCTTGCCGGCCGGCAGAGCAAGAAGACGTGAGTCCCTCGCTTTAATACCCCGCCACCGCGCCCGGCTGGCCTTCCACGTCCGGCGCGAAGAATTTTGAACTAACCTATTTTCCGATTCCCATGGAGATGCCATGTTTAGTTTTTTCGCCCGGATTTTTCAATGGATCAGCGACCGCGCCGGCCCGTGGGCCTGGGTGTTAAAGGCGGGCATCCTCGTCGCCGTCATCGGCCTTAGCTTTACTGCAGTAAACAGCATTCAGTCGTGCGGCTATAGCAAGGGCAGCGCGAGGTACCACGAGGAGGAGCAAAAGTGGAAGACCGAGCGAGCCGCCCTGCTGGCTCGAGCGGAGGAAAAAGAAAGGCGTGTGGCCGAGCTGGAGCCGAAAGCAATTGCCTTCGACGCGCTGGCAGAGCAACACAAAGCAATCGATCGTGAACTGGCAAAGAAAGTTGAGGAGGTGTCAAGCAATGCGGCAAGTGAAGAAGCTAAGGCTGACCAGCCTACTGACTGTCGCACTCGTGCTCAGCGCGTGTGTGACCTGCTACGCGCAAACAACATCAGACACGACTGCGCAAAGATCACACGCGAGTCCTGCCCAGGACAGTGAGACGCTCAAAGCGCTGGAGATCGCGAACATCAGGTTAGCCGCCGCGAACGAGACCATCAAACTGCTGAACGGCCGCCTGTCGGAAAAGGACGCAGTGATTGAGGCGAAGGAAGGAACGATCGCGACGAAAGATGAGGTGATCGCCTTGCTTAAATCAGCCAACCTGGACCGGGCCGCGGTCAATACCGGCGACGCGAGAGTGCTGGAGGCGTGCAACCAGCAACTCGCCAAGGCGGAGGCGCGAATCTACGCGCTCGAGCATCCCGGACTCCTGAAAAGTATTTTTGACGGACGAACACTGAGCGGCTTCGGCGCGGGATATTTTACCCGGTCGCTTCAGGAACAATTCATGAGGCGCTAATAACGTTTTAAGTGGAGAAGGAGAGACCCCATGGGCAAGATTCGCAGACGAGCCGACTTCACGCCGCGAGAGGTTCCGGGCGTGCGACTCACCTTTGTCGACGACAACGGCGAACGCACGCAGGAAGAGTTCACGATCGTCTACCGCAGCTATTCGCTAGCGGGCATTGAACGGATTGAGCGCGAAGTCGAAGGGGACAAGCTGCCGAACGGGAACATCCCTTACAGCGTGATGTTCGAGAAGCTGGTAACCGCGATCCTGGACCAGGACGGCGAACCCCTGACTGACGAGACGGGAGAAGCGGCGCGGCTAACCCGAGAATTCTTTGACGGCCTACTGCCCGAAGACCTGGAGACCATTCAGGCAGCGCTGCACCGCGACGCAAACCCTCGGACACCCTCGTCCACGTCTGGAGCCTCTGGGTCAGGTCCCGAGGCAAGCGAGGGGTAAAAATGCCGGACGCGGGGCTCATCAGTCTCGCGCTTTCAATGGGCCGCACGCCCGGCGAGCTGCTGGACGCGCTCGAAGACGAGCCGGAGTATTGGCGCAACCGGTTCTGGATCTACGTGAACGCGCTCTAAGAAAATGGCCAAAAGCATCGAAGCGTTCAAGCTGCGTACGGAGCTAACCGTTGACAACGCCAAGTTTTCGGCGGGCATGAAGACGTCCGAGAAAGACGTCGACAAGCTGGGCCAACGCTTTCACAAGCTTGGGCCCGAGATAGACAAGAGCCTGAAAGGGAAAGAACTCGGCGCCCGCTTCGGCCAGTCATTCAGTTCTTCCGCCTCAGCCCTCATAACCGGTTCATTCCGCAGCCTCGGGCAGACTCTCGGGTCGATTATCGGCACGGCGATCGTGCCGGGTCTCGGCACGGCGGTTGGCTCTACGCTTGGCAGCGCTCTCGACACCGCACTCGAAAAAGTCTCAGGGCCGATGATCGCGACAATTCAAAAGGGCATCGACCTCAACAAGCAACTGGAAGAAACCAAGGTTGAGTTCACCACTTTCACCGGCAGCGAAAAAGAAGCGGTCCTATATCTCGAACGCCTGAAGAGATTATCCGGGGATGCGGGGTTGCGGATGCCTTTCCTGCTGGACGCGTCCGAGCGGGTGAACGACTTCACCCAGGACCTGAAGCTCACAAACACAATAATCCGCGCGTCGATCGAACAAGCTGCAGACTTCGGCGGCTCGGTCGGAAGCTTTACAAAGGTTGCCGACGCGTTGGGCCTGATCGCCGAGCAGGGAGATCTCTCGGGGCGGGAACTAAAGAAACTCTTCAAGCTTGGCGTTGACGCCCCGAAGCGCCTGGCCGAAGCGACCGGTATGAGTGTTGCGCAGATCAAGAAGTTGATGAGCCAGGGCCGTATTGAGGGGGCCGTCGCCGCGCGACTGATATCAGAGAGCATCCTTCGTGAGAAGGCCGGCTTCGCCCAGAAGCTGGCCTTTACCACGACGGGCGGGGCGGAGCGGCGCTTCGAGGCGCTGACCGAACTCCGCGCGGTTGAGGGAACCGAGAAAGCCACAAAAGCGATCGGCGACTTCTACCGAATGTCGAACGAAGCACTCTCGAGCGACACGGCCCAGAAGTTCACAAAGTTTATTGACCAGACTACAGGCTCACTCATCGACATGGTCAAACGAGGAGTGGAGTCGGGCGTTAACCTGGCCTCCGGAATTGCTGACGGCATCTCCAGCGTTGAGAGCCTGCAACGCGTAGTGGGGTCCGTTACCGGGGTGGGCAATGCGGCTATTGACACGCTCAAGGACCTCTGGCAAACCCGCTCGCCCAGCAAGGTGTTCAAGCGGGAGGGCATAAATGCAGTCGAGGGAATTGAGGAAGGACTTGTCGACCGTACTTCGAAGGGCTTCGACAAGTGGGGCGCTGCCCTCGAAAAGGCGGGCGGGGAAGCCTTTATCCGGGGGATAGCCGGGATAGCTAAGAGGCTTAAGGTCGACCCATCATGGCTCCTAAACGTGATCGCGTTCGAGAGTGAGTTCAACCCCAAGGCTCGTAACCCGCACTCTTCAGCTCGCGGATTGATCCAGTTCATGAACCCCACCGCGCGGAGAATGGGATTCCGCACCTCGAACGAGATCACCAAGCTCTCCGCGCTTGACCAGTTACCGCTGGTGGAACAGTATCTCAAGCCCTTTGCCGGCAAGATCAAAAACCAGGGCGCTCTCTACGCCACGATTGCGGCCGGCCGGCTGCCAAACGCCAATGACGTCCTCTTCCGCGGCGGCAGCGAGGAGTACGAGGCAAATAAGATCTGGGACGCCAATAAGGATCGGATCATCACCGCGACGGAGATAGGCGCGCTCGCCGCGATGAAGGGCGAGTTCACGGTTGCTAACCCGATGCCGGTAGCAATTGTGCGCGCCGTGCGCGATGCTCGAGGCGTCGCCGCCCTGGTTCAGGCTGACGCTGACGCGCAGGCAGTGGCAAAGTTAATACAGGCTGGTGAGTTTGGAATGGCGGTTGCCGGCATCGATCCGCGAGACTTGCGCTCCACTGCTGCGCTCAATCGGGCGACGGCGGACGCCAGGTCAGTGGCCGCGATGGTCCAGCTAGCTCACGATGCCAGGGCAGTACAGGCGCTTATTCTGGCCGGCCAGGCGGGCGTTCCTCAGATCAGAGGTCCTTTGCCGAGAGGTCCTTTGCCGGAACTCCCGGGCGCGAGAACGGACTTTCCGGCCGCGCGCAAAGCCACCGAGCTCTTCAAAGATCTGGCAATCGTCATGCCAGATCTCACGGAAAAAACAAAGATCTACGATGGCCATCTCCGCGCTTTTACTGCCTCCCTAGCCTTACCGCCTGTCACAGCCAAAATGCTCGCGCTTTTCGGGGCGGAAGCCCGAAAAGAATTTGCGCTCACCACGGAAGTCATAAAGCAAAATCAGCAGGAGTTGGTGAAATCGATTAGCTTGCGTGACACGCTGTACTCGATGATCTCCCAGGTCGCGGGGTTCCTGCCGCAACAAGAGGTTGGAAAAAAGCGCGGATTCTTTTCCAAGCTCCTCGGCTTTGCGGCGCCGTTTCTTTCATTCATCCCCGGCGTTGGCCCACTTCTCTCGGCGATTGCCGGGATCGGGTCAGCCGCCGCAGCCGGGAACTGGCCTGGCGTCGCCACGGGGGTTGCCGGCGGATTCGCAACTGGAGGCGTCTTCCGGAGGAGCGGCAGCGGGACACTTGCTCCGCCACCTTCTCCGGCGCATCCCGGCGAAGGATTGCCGCCGCGCGCTCACGGTGGTCCAGGCCGGCGCGGGCGAATCTATTGGACCGGCGAAGAGGGCCCGGAGCCATTCCTCGCCCCCGAAAACGGCCGTTTCCTGTCTCACCGCGATGCAATGCGCGCCATGTCAGAAGAGCGTGGAGGAGTGTCAGGCGCAATGGCGCAGCTTCTCGGCTCACTCGAAGCGTTGCTCAGTCAACAGACCACCGCACTTGAGCGACAGAATTCGTTGTTTGCGCGACTCGAATCAATGCGCCCCTATGATGTGGTCCGACTCGGCGCCCGCGGACTGATGGATGCATACGACCAGGACGCAGGCTTAATCCGATTGAGCAGCCAGAGACACCGGCTGGCATAGCCCATGGAAACACTCGACACAACAGGCTTTCTTGTTACCGAGATCGCTGGCGAGTGGAATGTCTTGTCCGCCGACTTTGGCGACGGCTTCGAGGCCGCGGCGACCGTTGGCGCGCCGGAGGGAACCCGCGTATGGACCATAAAGATTGACGCTTTAACCGGCGACCTCCGGGGCGGTTTGATAACGGACGCGCTGGAACCGGCCTTCATACTCCGAGAAGACGGCAGTTTTATGCTGAGAGAAGATGGTGGCCAGATTCTCCAGGAGCAGGGTTCGACGCGCGCCCAATACTTATGGCGGTTTTTCCGCATCAGCAAGGCGAATGCAAATCAACCGTTCTGGTTTGAGGCCGAAGACCCGGATGATGGCCGTCGCAAACTTTTCTTGGCGAGTTTTACCGACAACCGGTTGAGCTACACAGTTCTTTGCGCAAAGGTGTACTCGACCGGGTTAATGTTGCGCCAGCGCCGGCTGCGCGACGTCATGTCTCCTGTGCTAGCAGAGTCTTAAAACGTTTTAAGAGAGAGAGGAGTTCACATGCCCGACCAAATGATTTCACAGGACCCGGAAGTCACATCGCTGCAAAATGGCGATTACGTCCCATTGATCCGAGCCGGCGACAATAAACGGATCAGCGGCCTGAATCTGACTAGCAGTGTGAGCGGCGCCGGCGTGTCCACGTTCAACGGCCGCAGTGGTGCAGTGTCGCTGATTTCCACTGACCTGAATGGACTGAGCGGCGCCGGACTCACAGGCATAGGCAGCGGAACAGGCGGCATCATTAACACTGGATCAACCACGATCGGCGCCGATAGTGACTCGGACGGCATCGGAGTCATCGCCTTGCAGACCCGCGGGATCACTCGCCTCCAGGTGAACAACGACGGCACCGCCCAACTGATCAAAAACGACTTGCTGATAGGGACGTTCAACGGCGGCAACGCGGGCGGACGCCTCCGCCTCGCCACTGATAGCCCGGCAATCTACGCCGCGTTTTCCGAGCAGACGTTTGACTTCACCAATGGACCGGTCGGCGAAACCAATTATAGTAACCACACCTGGGGAGTGTTTTATAACTCGGACTTTAACGGAACGAAAGTGGTTGCTGGCGAAGTGAACTTCGGACTTGCTCACGAACCAAAGTTCTCTCAGGGCGGCGCGCCGTTTCAGACCGAGATTTACTATTCATGGACAGATCCGAGCAACGCTTTTTCTATTCGTCCGTGGGGAATGGTGATCGCCCACGCGACCGGGTCAACCACGTTTACCAGCCAGGGGCACATCCATTTCTTTCGCGACATAGGACAAGGGGGAGGGCAAAGTGCGGAGTGGAATGAAGAAGGCTGGCTACGATTCTATACCGCTAATGCCGGCGTGACGTTCCCTAACAACATTGGCGGCCTGAAATGGCGGAACGCAGCGGATGACAACACAGTTGTCCCGCTCTACGTTGACAATGCCAATAAGGTGCAAATTGGGTTTGGCTCTGATATCGAGATCAATGGCTCGATGAGAGTGGGCAGCCTAACGAATGTAAGCACGCTGACCGGCGATAGTGATCCGGATACGAAAATGCAGTTCAACGGCGGCGACATCATATCGTGGTTCAGCGGCAACGTGCAGATTATGTCGATTCAGCCTTTTGGGCCAATGCTCGAACTGAACGCCCTGCTTTGTTTCAATGCCGACAACACCTACGACGTTGGATTCAGGAATTTCACAAACTTCCGGCCGCGCAATGTGTACGTTGGGACCGACGTGATTACTGGCGGGACTCTTAACGTTACCACGGGGGGCTCGACCTCAATCAGCTCCGGAGTCGGGACAGTGAAAATGTCCTCTGCGAATCCGGCGGATAATGCAGCCTGGATTCCGCTGAAATATCAGGGCGGAACCTATTACGTGCCCGGCTGGGCCGCCCACAATCCGTAGGAGGTTTCTGATGAAAAAAAAGCTCCCATTCAAGGCAAAGGCCCCGGTCCTGAAAGCGACAATCCGCGAGTTGATCGACTCGCGGAGCGCCTTACAGAATCTGATAACGCAGCCCCTACCAGCCACCACTGCCTTCAACCTTGCTCGATTGATTCAACAACTCAACCCCGAACTTCAAGCCTACGAAAGCACGCGACTGAAGCTCTGCGAGCAGTATGGCGAGTTGGACAAATCCCGCAATGAATATCAATTCAAAAAGGACGCGCAAGCAGCGTTTGACAGGGAAATAGGCGATCTCCTGGTTACAAACACCGAAATCGCCGGAGAGAAAATTCCACTCGCAAATCTCTCCCTGGCAAAACTCTCGGCCGTAGACGCGCTGAACCTGCAATGGTTGATTGCTGAGTAAAAAATGCCAGGCGAAGATATACAACTCGACTCCAAGGTGGCCACGTTGCGCACGATGCAGCGTGAGGGCAACAGCCCGCGCGTTGCCGAGCTGGTGCTGGTGCAATGGCCTGCTCCTGATGGTCCAATCTACTATGGGACCCGGGTGGCGCATGATCTGCTTGATAGCCCCGAGCTTCTGGCTCGCATTGAGGGAGAGATTGAATTACGGCTGGGTTCCGGAATCTTCCTCGAGGTGCCGCGCACTGCCGGCATCAGCGACGACACAATCGCTCTCGATTTTTGGGACGGCGACAATGAGTTAACTCGCCTCACACAGGTGCACGGCGCGGGGATGCGCGTCGAAGTGTTTTATTATTTTCCGGACGTCGACCTGTTGCTGTCACATTGGTGGGGTCACTTGCAGCCAGCCGACGAGGGCGGCGTCGATCGCTTCCGCGCCAATGCCCAATCAGGTTTTCGCTCGAGCAACCTGCCATTGCCCGGTCGCGCGTTTTACACGGGCTGCCAGGCGGTCTTTGGAGGCCTGCTCGAAACGCAGGCCGAGATTGACGAAGGCGACTGTCCTTACAGCCGTCACCTCGCCGGCACACGCGGCGCCGGCAGTTTTGCGACTGACACAAGCTGGGTGCAAACACAGACACCTGCTGATGGCTGGCAGAATCTCGCCTTTGATGACAGCTCCTGGTCTGCGCCCGTTGACCAGGGTCCGGTAGCTACTTCCCCGTGGACAGGCAGCGGTGGACCACCGGCGTTTCCTTCAGGCACTACAGCACGATGGATCTGGTATCACGACAGCCGCTTTTCAACCTCGCTGGACAATTCAATCGTCTACTTTCGCAAGCGCTTCACCGCCGCGGCCGCGAGCGCGCTCCTAGTTATGTCGGCAGATGAAACCTTCGATTGCTATCTGAATGGCACACTCATCGCCACTGGCGTCAACGACTGGAGACAGTCGCGCACCGTGGCTCTTAGCCTGGTGCAGAATGAAGAGTACGTGCTGGCAGTCAGGGTCGATAATAGCGTCACTCAAATCCCGGGCCTGATCTTCAGCCCGGGCGGCCTCGTAGCGGAGGTGTCATATGGTTTGCTGGGGATAGGTTTCGGCAATCTGGATCCGGCCACGGGCCAGCCTTTCACCACTTGCCCGCGGAACAGCCGCGCGGTGTGTGTCGAGCGTTTAGGCGACGACAAATCGTACCTCGCATTTGACTCCGTGCTGGAATCACATGTGGTCCACGAGACCAAGGGCCCGAACATTACCGTCACCTCGCGCGGCAATGAGACAAACCTGAGCCGGCCGCTGCGCGTGATAGCCGGCAAGCGCCACGTTTCGGATCTCGACCTGCTACTGTTTGTCGTCGAGCCGAACACGAAACATCCCGACCAGGGGTCTGTGAAATGCCTCTACGCAGTTGCGGAGGGCAATAACCGCTCCGTGAAAAACGGCCTGATAAACGGGGTGACGATTGCTCCACAGCATTCGAATTATCGCACCGGCGCCAGGCGCCAGGTGGCCACATCCTTCTCCCCGAACGTGTTGAATTATTCAGGCACTGGACTGTTTCTCGGGGTGGCCCAGGGCAATTTCAACCAAGCGGGCGCTGACGATCTGAGAGGCGAAGTGGACGTCGAGGGATTGGATGATGTGCGCATCTACTCGGACACACAAAACTTCGTCTATGGCTACACGACAGACCGCGCGTGGTGGCTGCTGCATTGCCTCCGAAACAAACGCTGGGGTTATGGCCTCGATGCGAAGCGGGTGCGCATTCAGGACTTCCTCGACATTGCCGCGTGGTTCAGGGAAATCGTTACCGTGAAAGACAAGGATGGGAATATTTTCACCGGGCAACGCTCGCAATTCAACGCGGAGTTGATAGGACGCACCACGCAACAGCAGATCGAAGATATCTGCCGCAGCGGCCGGCTGGGCTTGCCGTTTCCGGATAAAGGCCAGTTGCGGGTCGTGCCATTGCGTCGGGCCAGCGAATTGTTTTCGCCCGGTGTGTTTACTGATAAGGCTTTCTTCGGCGCCTTGAATCGCGCGCCAACGGCCGGAGAGCGCGACGAGTGGTTTGAGGCGTTGCTCGACGCGCGAGCCGTCTCACAGGCCATCCTCCTTGCCGAAGGGCAATCGAGAGTCATCAGCCTCTTCGAATCCGCAGAGTATGACGCCCGCAATCGCACTGATGAGGAGTTTGTTGGCGACTGCTATCGAGCCTTCCTGCGCCGCGAGGCGGATGCGGAGGGCCTCGCCTTCTGGTTGAACGACCTGACCACCTTCTCGCCTCCGGAACTGGCGCGGACTCACATCCTGGAAGCCTTTTCACTTTCGACGGAGTTCGCTGCCGACTGTTCCGACAGTGATATCCCGACGTTCAGCGATCGAGGAGATGAAAGAAACGTTTGTCTTGATGGGCCACAGGCCGACGGCGGCAAGACAACTCTCGTGTACTCGATTCAATCTGATGCCGACCTGCCGAACCGGGTAGTTCTCACCTTCGACGATGCGGCGCACGAAAACAAGCAGGTGCCGCTCACCTTTGAGGATGTGGACCAGCAGCTCCGCGCGGGCCGCGCATTTGGCGACACCACGCGCCGGGTGGTCCAAAAGGACTATACAGCATTCGGCATCACTGACGCCGGCGAAGCAGGACGATTGGGTAATCTGCTCCTGGACCTGGGCGAATTTGACGAAGGCGGACTAGCAAACAATCTCCGGTTCGCTTTCACGACGTGGTATATCGAGGTCGTAAATGTGCACCCCTATCAAATCATTAAAATCGATTCGGCAAAGCTGGACGCTATCAACGCCGTTCGCACAGCTAAAGGATTAGAGCCCTTTAGTTATTTCCGCGTGCGTTCGCTGAAGCGATTACCGGATCTAAAGGCAGAGGTGTCCTGCCAGGCATACCCGGTTGAATACTATGAGCGGCTCGAGCTGCTCACAGAACCTCCACCAGTAACTCCGAGCGGACCGCCCGACTTCGATCCTTTCGACCCTGATTTTCCCGGTGAGCCGGAACGACGGCCGCCCTTTGTGGTTGGCCTTGACGAGGTTGGCCACAACGACGATCAGATCTTCTTTCGGGTCGAACGCGACCCGATCACATAGGGGGATATACAGTGCCGAGCAATTACCTGGGCTTCGATGTGCTGATTGATAACGACGACGGCACTACCACTCCCCTGCCCTCCCAGGCCGTGCACGTCTATGACGTCACGAATGAGGCGGCGCTTAGCGACATCTCCAGCGATGCGTTGGGCCATGTAGATGCGGGGTCGCTTAATGTTGCGGTGGGCACTGCGGTGCGCTTTCACGTCACACTGCCTGACGGGCAGTGCGGTTACAAGGACGAGGTCACAACATGAACCTTGTGCTGAAGCGTGGGGGTGGAACTAATCTGATAGTGCGTCCCCAGACCAGGGCGCCGTGGTATCCCAGTGCACGCAGCCGACCAGTGCAGGTGCAGGTGTGGTGGCGTTACAAAGGCGAAGCTGCTGCGGCTGCTCGCCTGCTTGGAGCATTCGCCCCAGGCCAGGCTGTATCAGTGCCCGCTAATCCCCTTGTCGATCGCGATCTAATACTCAGCACGGTATCAATCAACAACCGTGGGCTGAAGTCCGTGCGCGATATCGCTGACGCACACGAAACCGTGCTGGCGGTGCAGCGCGAGACAGCGGCGCCGACACTCGAGCAGGTAGGCGCCAGCACGCACACGCTCATCACTATCGCCGTATCCGGCTTCTCAGTGCTGGCAATCAAGCGGCGCGTGAGGACTGCGGACAATGAAGCGATGACTACGAACGCGGCACAGTTCGAGACTGTGCTCAACCCTGGTGAGGTTTTGCCGCGCATCATTTACCTCGTACGGCCCGACTCGGGGACAGGCACACGTGGCGTGTGGCTGCGCGTGTCGCACTCGAGTGGCGGGCCATACGGCGCCGAGAATGCGGCGCAGATGTTCACCTGGGCAGACGACACGGGAGCCGGTGGGGGCGAAGGCTTTGCCGATCCCTTCGGCGGTGAGACTTATGACGACCTGCCGCTGTAGGTTCTTTCTCGGAGATAAACAATTGCAGATAACGCGCCACTCGAGTTGCCAGCTAGGCACGACCAAAAAGTTGACTTTCATCAACAACGCTACTGTTGTTGATGCCGGGAGGATGTCATGAAAAAAGCACCACTCTTCCGATTTGACGACCAAAACCGCATTTATCAATTCGGGCAAAAGTTGAATGAGGGCGATGATGAAGCGGGCAAAGAGTTGGGCAAAGAGTTAATTCTATTTGTAGAAAGCCTGGCCACAATTATTGAGGGCCGAGAGGAAATATCTCAAACCGATTTATGATGCTCGGCCCGTGAGGGTGACTGCGGCATAGATCTTTGAAGCAAGACACTTGTGTCTTGCTTTCGGTAGCAAAACAATGAGGCTTTGCTCATTTGTTGTGTATATCGAGTGTTTATTAGAGCTACCAAGGGGAGGGCCGGGGCGGCCCTCCGTTGGTTTTTTTGGGAAGTAATTTAGCCGACCACTACCGCTAGTAGCCCACCTGCTGGCGACCACAATTCGACCCAAAATAATTCTCAAAATCGCACCGATTTCTATTGACAGGTAGGCTACTTGAGCCTATAATTCCAGCATTGAAAACGCCAATCCCGGCAAGCGACTCTGAGCCTACTCCTGCGCAAGCGCAAACTAAAGACTATGCCCTGCTGTGGCTTATGGGAGGAAAACACGGATCAAGAGAGGCGAAGATCATCGCCGCAGTCGCGTGTCCGCGTTGCGGCGCACAAATGGGGGAACCCTGTCGCAACCCCATCGCGCACCAGGCACACCGCGGGCCGCAGGATCGGCGCGCGCAACCGCCACGATCCCATCTCGAGCGACGGGATGCCTGGCAGCACGCGCGAGACGTGGCCAAAATGATCGACTCAATAGACTGATGCCAACCAATAATCCGCAGATCAAGGTTACGTTGCTCCCAGCAGAGCTTGAGCGCCTGCGCACGGAGGCCAGAGACGGCGAGTCGCTGTCAAACCTGGTCCGGCGCAAGCTGAAGCTTGAACCGCTCAAGCAAGGCGGCGCTCGATCCGTAAGGGGCAAGAGAAGGGGCGCGGGTCAAACAGGCCGCTGCTAAGTGGTGCCCCCGGCGCGATTCCAACGCGCGACCTTCCGCTTAGGAGTCTCCCGTGCGGGCCACGCGCTGCTGTATCGAGTGGTCCAGCCAGGCGGCTTTTTCACGCGAACCCGCGCCAAAGCTTCCCCTCCGAAGCCAGACGAAGCCATGCGGAGCCGGGAGAGAACGGAAACTTAAGGGGCAGGCAAAGGGGCAGGCGCCTCAGTTGACGCTTTCGCTTTCGGCTGTGACGGCCGTGACATCGGGCGAAGGACTCGGCAGATCGGGCAGGGACGCAGCTCGTATCGCATCGACGCGCGCGGCGATCGAACGGGCGATTTCGCGGTCGATATTCACGTAACGCAGGAAGGTTTTATAACTCGTATGTCCGGAGATCTTCATCACCTCCGCTTCGGAAAGCTTGTAAAAGTGAAGCATGCGAGTGATCGCGGTGTGTCGCAGATCGTGCCAGCGCAGGCCTTCGATGCCGGCAAGGCGACAGGCCGTATGAAAGGCTCGCCTGGGATTGCGATTGAGAAACAGGCGCGGGTCATTCGGACGAGTCTTGAGCAGAACCAAGCGATCCCGTAAGGCCGGCGCGAGCTCGCGAGCCAGGCGATCGAAGATAGGCACAACGCGAATCTGCGCAGTCTTCGAACTGAACGCCCGCAAGCTAATTACTCGTTCCCGCGCGTCGACGTCGCGCAACTCGAGCCCCATCTGTTCGCCCTGGCGCAGGGCGGTCTCGAGCGCGAAGAGAATCTCGAGCCGAAGATGCCGGCGCGGGCCCACACACACAGCCAACAGTCTTTCCTCTTCATCCCAGGTCAGGACGCGCATCCGTTTCACCTCGTCGGCAGTCTGAATTAACGGTTTGCCGCGGTGAAACGGATGCTCGGCGATCCAGCGTTCGCGCAGCGCTAAAAAAAACAAGTGACGCAGCAGGGAAAGCTCTCGGTTGACTGCCGCGATCGAACGTTGCCGGCCGTGCACGGTGGGTTTCAGTAATCGCTGGCGCTTGTAGTCGGCGACGTCTCCGTAAGTGATGGTCACCAGCGACATTCGCCCGAAGAACTTTTCCAGGGGCTTCAACCGGCTTTGGAATTTCGCGAACGAACGAAGGCCTGCGATCTTCATCTCGCCGATATACTCAGCAGGTTTCATTTCATGGAGTTTGTAGTAGGCGACCAGATCTGAGAACGAGCGCCTGGGGTTGGGCCGCTCAACGCCGGCGAAATCCTGTTCGATCTCCCGGTCGATCTCCCGGCGCCGGCGCGCCGCCTCAGTCTCGGTGTAAGCAATGCGCTTCTTCTCGCGGGGCCTGCCTTTCAGATCCGTGTAGCGCTTTTTAACCAGCATATGCGCGCGCCGGATCACCTGGCCGGTCGCCTCGTCGATTACAGCCGGGACGTTAACGATGGATCCGTCTTTAGTTCCGCGGGGCATTTATCTGTCTACTCTCGCCTGAACTTCAGAAGGGGCTTTTTCGGCTTAGGCGGAGCCATGGCGTTGCTGGTCGCACATGTGCCTGTCGTGGGGTCCACCAACCCATGCCGCCGAAGACAGCCCAACAGAGCATTTATGGCCCTGCCGTTGTCTGCCGGCGACCCGTCGCTATCAGGAATTGGTCCGCACTGGGCGCCCAATACCTGAGTGTCCTGGCGCTTAATCGTCTCGTTGTACACCAGGCTCGCGGACGTCACTATAGTTTCTCTTTGCCAGCCACCAACGAGCACGCGATCTTGGTTGTCAACGAAGATTGCGGCGATGCTGTTGTCCCCAGCCGCATTGCCCCATCGGAGAGCCTGGTGATTATTTCTGAAGCCAAATCCACCATTTGGCGCCGGCCGTAAGTCGAGAAACCCATCGTCATGCCAAATTCCCCACTGCGCTCCGCCGTTGGAAAAGTTCCGAAAAAAATTGATTTGACCGTGAAGGGTCAGGCCAAAGTTGCCGGTATCATACTGAACAGTCCAACCAAACGGGCGAATCGAAATCGAACCGTCAGGGCTGGCCCAGTTGTAGTGATACTCGGTCATGAAGGCGCCCGGATCTCCGGGAACGCCGTTTCTGAACTTAGCTTCACTGGAAAACATGAAGTTGACGAGCCCTGGAACAACCTTCGTCCCATTGAAATCCGAATTGTAACCGAAGCCAAAGGTGTGGTTCGTGTAGTTAATCTCTTCCGGCGGCCCATTCGTGAAATCGAAGCCCATTGAACTGAAAACCACCGGAGCAAAAGTTGGCCCACTGGTGGCTAGTCGTATCCTGGCGGCATCGTTTCGCAAGTTGAACGCGCCAAATAAAGCGTCATTGTCAGGTGTCTGGGCTGAAACTGAAACAACCGAAACAACGAGCAGGCAACTGAGTGCAAGTATCGTAAGGGTTTTCATCACAGTGGTCTCCTTCGGGGAGCGCTAGTCTAACACCGCGGTCAAGGGGAACTGGGTTTTTAAGCTGCTCGATCACTTCCCCGGTGATTTTTTGACTGGCCAGGCTGAACAGATCGCAACTGGTGAAGGCTGCGTAATATCCCGAGCAGGTCTTCCTGGCGCTCGCTGGGTAACTCGCGAAAAAGTCTTAGTAGGATCTGTTCCTGTGTGGACGGATCTGTCGGGGCTCTGCCCTGAACCGTGGCGAATATCTCTTCTCTTGGCACGCCGAGTCCATTGGCCAGGGCTAGAAGCTTTCTGGGGCTCGGATTGGTAGCAATTCCGCTTTCGATGCGGGAGACGTAAGTCCCCGCAATCTTAGTTCCCCGCCGCGCGCTTTGCCGTTCGATATCGCCCTGCGACAGGTTTTTAGCAATTCGCACTCGCCGGACGTAATCCGCTAATGATTCGGGCTTTTCCCGTTCACCCATAGCATAGCCCTCCGCCGGGGAACGAGGACTTCTGAGCATTAGCCGGCACACATTCAAAGTCATAGGTGAGGCCTTTCCCAATTTGCACCGATACCCCTATCATTGGGAGCCATACCAAAGGTGCCGGATTCCGTGAAAATAATGCTTGACAGGGATTCAGGAACGGTTTATAAAGCCCTGCATATAGGTACGTAATCCGTACCGATTGGGAGAGTAGATGGGAAACCAAAACACTAATTCCACCAATTCGACCGGTGAAGCTCCTCCAGAAATCAATGTCACGGTGAGCTTGAAGGGCCAGGACGCGTTGCGATTTCTGGCGTACAAGCGCCGAGAACTTTTGCGCGCAAACGCAGAGGCTGGCTACAAGCTCATGTTTGAGCGGTTGAGGCAAGTGGAAGAGCAGGCGGCGGCCTAACCGGCATGGGTAGCCGGAAAGGCACTCGGCGAAGCGGGGTCGTCTTGCGTGCACGCCGAAAACGATGGGAGAGCGGGTGGGAGAGCGGGTGAGCGCCCAAAGGGGAAGAGAGGCCTCACCACATTGTAGAGCATTCGTCAAAGCAGGTTGTTTTATTTCCAATCTTCAAAAGGAAAGGAGGCAGCATTTGAGAACCAGACAGGAGGCAATCGATTATTTCACTTATAAGCCGCCCACTGAGGAAACTACCCCAAAGTTCCAAGCCGTGACGCGCGAATTTATAGCGCTGGTTTCGGCACTTTACGACGTTCTGCCGGAGGGTCCGGGCAAAACGGTGGCGCTGAGGAAATTGTCCGATGCGCGCATGGCTTGCAATGCGTGCATCGCGAATCAAGGACTTTGACCCAAAGAGGGTTTCAACCCTTTGCCCTCTTCCGGGGGTCAAAGACTGGGTACGGGCTAATCGATTCGTCACACGTACCCAGGATTTCTTGACGACGGCGAAACACCAGGAGGATCGAGGAAATGCTCCTGACTCGCCGACACGCGCGGGCTTGCTCCGGACTGTTTAAAGGTTAGAGTGACAGGAACCGGTGAAGCCCCACCCAGCCGCAGAGGAATGTTCGAGGGGGAGCGTTCCTCTCGGCGGGTGCGGAGGTAGAGATGAAAGACAGGCGGCAAAAACACTTCTTAGTAGCGGCCATCATTCTCTTCATCCTGGTGGCCATTATCGCTCTGGCGAGAAGTTTATGAACGTTGAGATCCCCGAGCTTCCCTTTGCACCAGTCTCTACCAAGGTGTGCCCGCTCTGTAACCTCGAGCTGTCTCGCGAAGATGACTTTGGCGTTGTGCGGGCGCGGCCGGACGGTCGGAATCTTTACTGTAAGTCGTGCATCCGGAAGAAGGTCACGGCCAGTCGACAAAAGCGGCGCTTAATACGGTTGGCTCGTCAAGCAGCCCGCCAGGCGGCTTTGGATGGCATCGTCGTTGAACGCAAAGGAAACGTGATTGCCGCCATTCCCGCTATTCCAACGCCGGCGGAAAAAGTATTCCGCGAACTCCAGGCGCCACTCACCCAAAAAACTCTTCATCGGCTGACCGGCTTGAGCCCCGACGGGGTCTCGGAGGCTCTGGCTGAGTTAATGCTGGTCGAGGGAACGGTTGTGCGTGCTGGTTGGGTTGACGGCGAACGCCTTTATGCGCGCAAGGAAGCAGACGCAAGGAGGCGCGCATGAAAACGCTCGAGGATAGGTTAGGAGCGGCGCGACAGATACTGCTCGAGATGGAAGCCAGAGAGAGCAACAACTTTGCGCTGGCGCGCAAGGTGCTCGGGGAGATGGAAGAAGATGTCCGCGCGCTCCGCATGGAGGTAGGGCGAAAGCAAATCGAAATCTTCACCGAGGAGGAGTTTGCGGCGAAACTGAAAATCAGCGTCACCACTCTGAGGAGAATCCGCAGGGAGGGGAGGGTGCAACCGCTGCAACTCACGGAAAAGACAATTCGCTATTCATCGTTGCAGCTCGAGCGGGTGCACGAAATTTTTCCGCGAGCGGCACGATCTGGCCTAAGGAAGGTTTCGTGAACGGAAGATGTTTAATCTGCGGTCATGATATTCACGACCCGGGTAAATGCGGGAAGTGCAATTGTGGCGAGAGCGATATCAATCACGCGGATGCTCTACGGTTCGATGTCTCCTACGCGAGTTTACCCGGGGAGAAGTGCCCGTCGAGGCCGATGAAGCACCTAAGGCCGCGGAAAAATCACTGGAGGTCATGAGAAGCAACAAACCGGATGATTACCCGAGCCTGTTCGCGATGAGCCCAGGAACTCCGCTGTCTTTAGTGGGCGCCCGGGCGACCGAATCCTCCAAGGTTCACAGGATTGTTAGAAATCGGTCGACCGCGAAACCCGGATTCGGGCGCCCGGGCGACCGATTTTGCGAGACCGAATATCAGTGGGCTTCGCGGGCCGGACGGAAGCGCAAAGCCGGGCGCTTCAACCCCGAACTTTTGCGGAAAACCGAGGTGGAATTGAAGAAACAGGGGAAGCTCTGGCAAGAGTTTGTGGATTATGCGATGGCTGTTTGGCTCGAGGCCGGCAGTCCGAATTTGGTCGACCGGGCGCCCGCATGTAGTTGTAGTGGTAGTTGTTGTGTTCTACATAAAGATCAAAATAAAACCACAACAACAACCACTGCGGTCGCCCGAAATCTGCCCGGCTTCCCATCGGAACTGCTGGAGATCCCGCACAAGACGTTGCATCCGCTTCAGACACTATGGGACTACGCGATGTCAAGCTATCGCCAGGAGTTTGACGGGTACGAGGGAGTAGCCAAGCCGCATTTCTGGATCAGAGAAGCATGGAAGACCGGCAAGTACGATTCGATTGTCAGTTCGTGGATGGAGACCAAGCAGCGTCACGAGCAGCGTCTGCAAAAGGCAGACGAAAAACGGCAAAAAGAAATCGAACAGATGCGCCGTGTCGAGCCAAAAGAGTCATGAGCAATCGCGGTCGTTGCAACCAATGTGGCGCAGAGATTATCTGGGCCATAAACACCGAGCGGAACCGAAGGGCGGCCTTAGATTCCGCCCCCTGGCCGGATACTCACGGCAACATAATGCTGCACGAAGACGGACGGCACTACCAGATTCTCAACAGTGAGCTAATCGAGCAAGCGCGCCGGCGCAGCTTCCCGCTGTACACCAATCACCTTGAAACCTGTCCGGCGCGCGAGCGCCCATCGCGCTATCAACAAACCTTCGGCACGGAGGAGAAAGATATCTATGAGTACACAAATGGATCAGACGCCAGTGAAGGGCATGCCGCCGGAACTGGCAGAGAAAGGCTGGCAACTCTTTTTGAGCGACAGCATGAAGTTTCGCGCGTCGGTTGAAGTTAATGGAGACGAGCTTGTGCTCGGTCCCTACCCAACGGCCCAGGAGGCGATCGACGATGCGCGCAACCGCCAGGTCGAGATCGACGAGATATTGCCAGAGGACATAATTGAGAGCGGGTGGCGGCTGGAAGAAGGGAAGAAACCGCTGCCTTACAGTTTGGTAAACGACAAGTTGGAACTCAATACCGAGAACTATCGCTATGTCGCGGGCGCGATCGAAAAAGCGCGCGAAATGGAAATTGAAAAGGCGGAGCGCGATGCGGTGGCCACAGATGGCAATGTAGCCGCAGTGGCGGCACCGGCGAAGATATCACCCAGCGCGGCAAGTGTAGACGTAACTAGTGTAGACGTAACTATGCTTATGCACCCTGACGAGATTCGCACCGACGGCGGAACGCAACCGCGGGAGGCGCTCGACATGGTCGTCGTCGCCGAATACAAAGAGGCAATGATATTTGGCGCCGTGTTTCCGTCCGCCGACGTGTTTTATGACGGGCAGCACTACTGGCTCGCCGACGGCTTCCACCGCCACCGGGCAACGATCGAGGCGGAACTGGAAGAGATGCTGGTGACCGTTCACGACGGCACGCAGCGCGATGCGCTGCTGTTTTCTTTCGGAGCAAACGAAACGCATGGCCTCCGGCGCTCCAACGCTGATAAACGCCGCGCGGTTCTAACAATGCTTCACGATGACGAGTGGCGGGAATTATCAGATACAGTCATCGCGGAGACCGCCAAGGTCTCTCAGCCATTCGTCTCCAAACTCCGCCGCGAGATATCTCAAAATGTTTTAAGTGGAGAGGCTCAGCCAACGGCGCGTAAGGGCAAGGACGGCATAGTACGCGAGACCGCGAACATCGGCGGGCGCGGGGAAGGTGAGATCGCGGCGACCGATGATCGCCAGAGGTCACTGGCTGACATTGGCGTTGAGTTGCCTCCGAGAACCGAATTCGAGGAGGAGACGGAGGAGTCGCTGGCCGCCCAGGCGCAGCGGCGGGAGATCGCCGGCGATTGGTCCACGGATGAAGTCGTGAGCGCGATCCGGAAAAACGGCGGCTCGATGTTTCGCGGCGAGCTCGAGGAACGCGGGTGCTCATACGCCGCTATCCTGGGCGCGCTTCACGATGAGGCAATCACTCAACCGGAGACGGGCAAGTACGCGCTCCGGGATTTGCAGGAGCGTTCAGAAGCATTCGAGAAGAAGCACGGAACCGATATATCAGCGGCACCGGCACCTTCGCCACGTCCAACGAAGGCAAAGGTGACGGTCGAAGAGTTGCTAAAAGGCCGAATGCTGGTCGTCAGCTTCACCTGGATTCCCGGGCTGAAAAACAAGGTGAGCGTGAGCGTGAACGCGGGCCAGAAGCCGGAGAATGCCTCGCGGGAAGTTATTGACTCGATCAAGACGCCGCAGTTTCCCGACGAAGTGCAGGCCCTGATCGTCCAACAACTAAAAAACCCTCCGGCAGTCACTGGCTCTACAAAGCGAGTCAAGACACCAGCGCGGAGCCGGCCAGCCCGGAAGTCTGTGGCGAAGAAGGCGGCGAAGAAAGCCGCCAAGAAACCCACCAAAGGAAGGAGGCGGTAAATGGGCCTGATAAAAATCGAGGGCAAGGAAGTCTCGCTGCCGGACGCAATCATCGACGCCGGCACGTCTGCAATCCGCGCGGCCCTGAGCGTTGACTTCCCCGATGTCGAGAATGCCGACATTCAAATCGTCTCGCCCACCCGCGCCGGCGCGCCGAAAGCGGCAACCGTCGTGAAGCGCGGTACCGGTAAAGGCTCCGCGCAACGCGAAGTCATGGAATCGCTGGCGGCTGCGCCGGAGTACGTCAACCCGGCCATCGCGATGGCCATCGAGTGTATGGCGGAAGAAACGCGCGGCGATCAGGAAGCAATCATGAGAGTTATTCGATCAGGCGCAATGGAACGGGCGGTCGCGGAAGGTGAACGTGAGGGCCTCGCCGTACATAAGTCCCAGGTTGCGTGTGGCCATGCGCCCCCGATCGCGGCGAGAAAGGTGCCGATTGGCTTCTGAGATGCAGCGGCAACTCACCCTGGACATGGCGCGGGTTTATCTCGCGTCGCGCGCGCGCGTGCGGACGCCGCTCGGCGCCGGCGACTATCTTGACTGCTCGCATCATTACGCGCGAGACATTTACGACAAGCGGATACTGATCGCGCTGGCCTGCCTGTCAATCTACCGGCAACTTTTTCCCGACCAGTATGCGCGCTCGGCGGCGCCGCCGTTCTCAACACAGCGCGAACAGGAGTTTTACCGCCTCGTGCACACGCACTGCTTTCCTCTCCTTGTTGACGACGGAGAAGATGTATTGACCTGGATCGCGCGCGAGCCTCGATTCTTTCTCCCCTTCATTCCGATCCGCGGCTTGCAGCGATACGACTGGTTCATGGATGGCTCGCATGTGAAGGATTTCGAGATTCCGTACCAACTCGCGCTGCTCCTCTCCGGAGCGCTGCCGGATGACGTGCACACGATCGCTGGTCTTTGCTTCCCGGCTGATTTCCCGGAGCCGGCCCCGCCGGTCGCGGCTGTCGGCTGGTCGCTATTTCTGCATGCCTGCAAAGTCCATGAGGATAGCCCGCTTCGCTTTCTGCCCCTGGCCTTCCACATGGTCAGCCACAAGACAGGCAATCTCTGGCTTGACCTGCCGCGCCACGTGGGCCAGGCGGCATACGCGTGGTCACCCGAAGAAGTAGCGCGGCTCACGTTAATGCGGGTGAACGCGGATAAATTCGATATCGCCGTGCGCGCGCTGCACAACTGGTTTATCGAAGATCTGCGAGCGCGCATCAGCCGGGTGATTGAGATCTGGAATGACGCAGCGCGGAAAGAATCGGAAGCGGGTTATGGAGGTATGACGGCAGAGGATATGGTTGCTGTGGTTGCTGCTCTCCCCAGGTGAGTTCGAGCGCGTATGACGGAGGGTACTGAATTGACCTACGAAATTGTTGATACGGGGCTGGACGTGATCGAAAGCCTGAGGAAGCGCGATGGTGTCAGCATAAGACCCCAGCAGAGCGCAGCGGAAAACCCGCGGCTGGAATTCCGTAACGGCCAATTCTTCTTTCGCAGCACGTTACTGGAGGGTGGCCTCGTCGAACGTTATCTGTCCGACGCGGCCGTGCGCGAGGCATTCTCGAAAATCCCGATTGACTCGGGCTGGCTCAATCCCGAGATCGCGAGGTGGGGAGACGGGAAGCTCGGGGAGTGGGCCGTCGCGTTTTTCCCGCCGTCGCTATATGACCTGGAGGTCACTCGAGAGGGCGAGGAAATTGCCCTTGACCGGATCCGCATTCCACTTCCAGGCATGGTGTTCTTTGGCATAGGGACGAATTATTTCGCGTGGGCTGTGAAGAGTGAAAGTCTCCAGCCATTTCACGAGATTTTCCGGGCGCCGCTGCCGAATGTCTACACCAGCGGCGCAGTGTGCTGGGGCCTGGTCACCCCACCGCGCGCCAACGCGCGTTCGCTGTTTCAGGCATGGGATCTCTTTATCAGGTCCACATTCAACAACCATCTCGCGAATGGGAAGTCGAAGCGCTCTCGCGATGACGTGCGAATCATCCTGCGCGAACTCGCTGGTCCACGCGATCCAGTGGACCAGGTAATGGCTGGCGAAGCATGGCATTACCCGGTCGAAGATCTGGTGCGCCAGGTAGAGCACGTCGGGGTGACGCTGGACAAAGCGCTGCGCGAATTCTTTGAGACGGGAGAAATGCCGGAGTGAGTGCCGTGCGCCAGATCACACGCTTTACCGACCATCACTTCGCGCTGCCGGGCGAGCGGCTGCCTCCGGTCGATGAATCCCTGATGCTCGATTACGTGGTTGGCCGCAATGGTATCTATGCGCGCGGGCGACGGCCGGGGATGGAGGCGTGCATCCCTATCCCTATCATTGGGGCGAGCGTGCGAGGCTTGCGCGGCGTCGAGCCGTACGTGCAGTGGGGTTATCCGAAAGTGCCGGCGCAAATGCTTGCACTCGTTTTCAGCGTTAGCCAGAGCCTGGCCAGGAACCAGCCGCGCGAGGCGCTGTTTTATATGCTCTTCAGCCGGGCCGCGTGCGCCACTCCCGCACACCTGTTGTGCATGGACGGCTGGCATCTCGACTTCCCGGGCC